ACCAGTTCAAGGTAAAGCCTGCGCCGCCTCCGAAGAAACCGGCAGACGCCTGCGTGACCGAGCCGACCCAGATGAAGGTATTGGCCCAGACATTACCGGCTGCGAACGCGACGCCTTCAGGGGCGGTGTCGTAGCTGGCGCGACCAATCAGCACTTGGCTGACACCGAACACCTCGGCGGCGGCTTGCGTGCTCGCGTTGAGGATGGTGTCGGACGAAATGCCAGCGCCGCGAAGGCGGTTCTGGAACTTCGTGCTCGCGCGGATGCGGGTCCACACTGGATATGGGATGATGACGGACAGGTTCGTGACGCTCTCGCCCTTTGCGAGAAGGCGGTCGATGGCCTCTTGCACGTCAGCTCCCACATCGAACGTGGCGAGATTCGCAGTCGTAAATGCTGTCCCGCTGTTCGTCGCCGTAAAGACCGTATTATCAAACAGTTTTGCAGCTACGCGCAGTTCGTGCGCGAGGAGCAATTTCCGTTTGGCTAGCTTCGCGGCGATGACTTCGGCGTCGAAGAATCGGGCGACGTCAAGCGTGACGGTATCGTCAACGGCCTCCTCGTATCCAAATTCCAAACACGTAAAGGTGTCTTGATTAAACGCACGCGTTCCGCGCGGGTATGCGCTGTAAGCGGCGCGGTTCTTTACGTCACTCTTGAGGAGCTGGCCCTCTTTGAGAACGAAGGATGGGTATTGGCCGGCGCGCACGGGCACGTCGAGGATGGGCATGACGGCGGTGCCGATGAGTCCGGCCTCGAAGTCTTTTGCCTGCTCGACTACACCGGCGATGTCGCCGCGAAAAATGGCTGCTGAATTGGTATACATTTTATTAGATTTGTATTAAATTATTGAATACGACTTTTCTTTAGAAGTTCTTCGGCAGGATCTCGATGATTGCCGAGGCGTCTGACGCGGTGGTGAGCGATTTTCCCACCGTTACGCTGCCTGTGATCGCCACGGTCCCGTTGGCAGTTGAATAGAGAGTATCCCCCACCGTAACCGGACCAGCGAGCAGAGTGGCCTTGATGGTGGTGCCACCGAGGAACTGGACGCTGATTTGATCGCCCGAGGCAGCGTCGATCAAAGCGACGCCGTCAGGGAGCGAAGCGGTGGCGGCAAGACCGACGCCGCGATTGCTGGAAATGGACACGAGGCGAAACGCGGTGATAGCCGAGTTTGCGACGAACGTGCCCGCATTTTGGAATGAAGTAGCCATGTTAGTATTTTTAGAGTTTCACGAGTTCGCCGCTCTGCACGCGCGCACGGTAGGCGGCGTAAAGGTCAGCATGGTTTTTGATCGCGAAGGTGATGGCCGAGGATTTGTCGCCCTTGAGCTCAGTGGCTTTGGCGGCGACGATGTCCTCGAACTTCTGCGCTTGCGCGACTGGTTTAGGAGCTTCGGCCGAGGCGATCGGGGCGGCGGGCGCACCGAATGACTTGGCAAATTCTTTGACGGCGGCGAGCGCAGCGGTGTTCGCGGCGAGCTGCACGACTTCGTTCTGCGCGCTCATGGCGGCAGGCTTGTCTTCTTTCGGAGCGAGAGCTGCTTCGAGCTTCGCGACTTTTTCGTTCATGCCCATCATGGCAGACTGGATCATGCCTTGGATGGCTTCCTTCATGTCGTCATTCATCGTTTCAATTTTTGCTTTTGATTCTGGCGCGGTCTGGAGTTGCTCCAGCTTGCGCGCAAAAAATCCATTCGGGTTCGCAGCGGGTTCGCTGACGAGATCGACCGAGTAGATTTCAGAACACCTCTGCAAAGTCGTGAGCTTGTCCGTGCTTTTTTCCGACGGACCCGAGAACGCAATCGAGAGCCCGAACGTGTCGGGAATCCGCTCGGCAATCTCCAAAATGTAAGCGCGGTGCACCGAGGATTCGAGCAAGTGCAAATCGCCGAGGAGCTTCTCGCCCTCGATGCGCAGCGTGTCGATGTAGCCGACGATGTCGCCCGCGCCGCCGCTGTGGTCGAGCTTCACCTTGAGCCCGCCAGCGTATTGCTCGGCAGCGGCCTTGACCTGCTCCAGCGTCTTGTCGTCGATCATCACGCCGTGACCGAGCGCCGGTCCCTTGGTGATAAGCGAGACGCCGCGAATGATTCCGGTCTGCGCGTCGATGACGCCTGCGGAGGCTGCGAATGTGATGACGGGTTCCATCGCCTATGCGATGCCCGTCAAAATCAATCCTCCTTCTTTGCCTCGCGCCGCCACCGCCAGAGCAGAAACGCGATGCCAAGGAGCGTGCCGACGAGCGCGGCGACCTCGTTGACCTGCGATAGGCTCACCATTGCAGCGGCAGGCGTTGCGGCGGTGAGAACGGCTCGGATGTTGTCGGTATTCATTTTGATTTTCGCGCCATGCGGTCGCCGAACCACCAGCCGACGCAGTTGAACGCGGCGAAATTAATCTGTTCCACCATCGGCGCGCGCTCCGGTCCTGCCGAGTGGAAGTAAACCACCGTCGCGACACCGACGAGCGTGATCGTGATGAAGGGCCGAAACAGCGTGATGACGTTTGCACACCACGGCGCGACGTTGCTCGGCACGGTCGCGGCCTGCTGGCTAGCCGTGAACGCTGCCCACGCTGCGGCGTCGGCTGCGATCGTCGCCATCGTCTTGGCCTCTTCGAGCTTCCGCGCGTGGTCGCGTCCGGCCTTAAACTCCTCGAAGAAGCCATTTCCTATTCTCAGAATCACACCGAGCGCACCACCACCGAGAGCGTTGCCAAGCAAATCGAGGATGTTCATTTTTTATTAAACATATCGAACAGAGCTTTGATTTTCTCCTCAAGAACTGCCACGCGCAGGTCGAGCTTTGAGAGCACGATAATTAGGGTAATCATGCCGAGAAAAATCGGCCAGCCTTTGACTAAGATTTCGAGCGCGTCCATATCCTAGGGCCAGATGTAAGTTCTGGAAACAATGCCCACAAAGTTAGCCGCCGTCACTCGCTCCTTGTTTTCGTACTCCTTGTTGCCCAGCCCCGTCATGATCCAGCCGCCAGCGTCGATCTGCGCGGCTTGGTGCATCACGTTGCGGCCAGCCCAGACTGGGACATAGATGCAGAGCGTGCCGGCCTTGATGTCGGTGTAGCTTGCACCTGGGACGAGCACAACCAGAGCAGACACCGTTCTCAGCGGGTCAGCCCCAGCGGGCGCGGCAGGGATGTACGGTGCCATCGAGCCAGTCCCAAGGACGACTACGGCAGATGGGCCTGCCAGAGTCCAAGCTTCAGCCTCTGAGGCCACTACAACCCGCGTTGGCAGTCCAGCTAGCAATACTCGCTCACTCCTCAACGCAAGCCCCAGCACGACCACGAGGCCGAGCGCGAGCACTGCGAGGAGGAGAGAGCGTTTGAGGTTCACGACGTCGGCTTGTCAGCGGCAGCGGCCTTGAGCGTTTCGATCTCCGCCAGCGCAGCCGCGAGGGAGTCCACCAGCAGGTTTAGGCTCTGCTGTTGGAGCTGCTGCACGATCGCGGATTTGTGTTCGTCTTTGGTCATGGTAATTATTATTTGGATACAAGCTCAAACCCAGCGTTCACGGCCAACACAGCGGCAAACGCAGCGTCATCCGTCCACGTTGCGCATTGTTCTGCCGTCGCAGGCACGAGGCCCACGGCCATGATTTCCACGCCCTCCGCGTCGAGCAGATGGCAGTCGGCCACGGCGGTGACGCCGGTGTATTGGATGTAACGGACCTCAAACTGAGTTCCGATTTTCGGGCTCGCGGGAGAGCCCATTGTGTATGGTGCGATTGGGATGGTCATGGGTGTGTGAGATTAAACGAGAACGGGAATCCTGTAAGTGGTGCCCGTAGAATCTTGAATAGTTATGGTGCCAGTTCCGACAACAGCCCCAACGACGTAGGCGTTGCCGAGCTTGAGTGCGCCGTTGATCGTCGTCGTGCTCGTGCCATCCGTGCTGCCGATCGCGATCGCCGTCGTGCTGCCCGCCGCACCGCCCGTGCCAATGTTCAGTGTTTTGGTGGAGCCGCTCGCCGTTGCGCCCGCGTCGATACTGAGCGTGTGCGTCGCAGTCGACTGCCCGAGGGTAATCGCACCCGTCGTGCCTGTGCCGCCGATGGTCACCGTCCCGCCGACGAGGCTGCTGCCGATGATGTGCGTTGATCCCACCGCGCCTGTAAAATTTGCGTTGCCCTGAATTGTCGCGTTGCCGGTGCAGGTGAATGCCGTGAGCGACGGGTTGCCGTTCAACACCACCGATCCGGTTCCGGAATTAGTTGAAAATTCGGTGAGATTCGCCTCCCAGTCGCCAACGCCTGTGCCGCCAGTCGCGATGCACCTTACCGCCGCCGTTGTGCCGATAGGCACGTTAGAATAGAGAGCGGTGCCCGCGCTCGTTTGGATGTTAATTACCGCGCTGCTATTGTTGCAGATCGAGAACGACCAGCCCGTCTCCAGCGTGGACGTGACTGGAAGTTGCACTGTCTGCACGGTGCTACCCGTGAACACTTGATAGTTCGCGGAGGTGTTTGTGAGCACGACGGTTGTCCCGCTCGTCACCGTCGTCGCGATGTTCGTGAGTTTCGCGAGCGCCTGCCCCGAGCTAGCCGCGCCCGTGCCGCCGCTCGCAAATGCAAGCGGTGTGGTCGAGAGCGTGAGCGAGGGAGCGCTCACCGCGCCCGTGAAGGTGGCGGTTGACCCAAACACCGACGCCGCCCCCGCGTAGATGCCGCCTGCCACTTGCAACGCTCCGGTGCCGACTCCGGTGGAGGCGGTGGTGTCTCCAATCGAAACAAGTCCCCCTCCTACGCTTCGGAACGCATAATTATTTGTCCCTTGAGTGAGTGCTTCGACGTAGACGCCATAGAGATTCGTGATCGTCGAGCCTGCGCCCTTCGTCGGTGCCCCGGCGTAGAAGCCGGACATATTCGTAACCGTATAGGCTGAGGCGGTGCTTGCCGGGGCTGAGTAAAACGAGTGCGCGCCTACCGTAAATGATGCGGGGAAAGTGCCCGCCGAGTAGTAGCCAACTCCGTTTGTGTCCCCACCAATATTCGGCATGATACCGCTGAGGCTTACGCCCGCGAAGTTTGCGGCTGCGCCATTGATTCCGATGCGGCCCCCAAACGTCCCCGCGCCCGCGAAGGTGGCGGCTTTCGTGCTTCCCGTGATCGTTAAAACATTAGCATTTTTGCCGTCGTAAACTTTGAAGTCTCGAAACTGCGTAGTGCCTCCGTTGTAGCCAGCATATGAAACGGCCACCTCAGTCGTCGTGTTGGTGGCGTATTCCTCCAGAGAGTTGGAGGTGAGCGTCAGATACGGGTTCTTGATGTTTGACGTGGTGGTGAGCTGCCCCGCCGCCATCGTCACGGTGTTGGTCGTGCCGAAAATATGGGAGCCGGTTCCTTGCGCCGTCACCGTGCCCGCCACCGTCACCGCCCCGCCGAAATAGCTCGCCCCGCCCGCCGATAGCCCACCCGTGACCACTAGCGCGCCTGCGCCTGCGGAGCCTGCGGTGGAGGAGTTAATCTTGAGTCCACCTGCTCCGGTGAGGCCGGTTTCGCTGGTGGTGCCGATAAGGAGGTTGCCGGTGGACTTGAGGATCATCGCCTGAGTCAGCCCACCGCCCGTGGGTTTCACCCAAAAATCGAAACGGCCCGAATCGGTCGCGCTGTCGCCGTTGAACTCAAATATCGCTGCGCGGGTTGCGCCGTTGTAGGCGTTGAGCGACGCAAGACTGCCTCCAGCCGTAGCCGTTGCGGTCGTGCGCTTAAAGTCAAAACCCACCCCCGCCGCGCCGCCTGAGTTCCATGTCGAGTTGGCCAGTGACCCGCTGCCCGATAGATTAACGATGAGGCTGGCGGTCCCTGTGGGCGTGAGCGTGAGTCCGCCCGCCGTCGTCCCCTGACCCAGCACCAGACTCGCGCCGCTGCTGCCGCCCGCGAGCGTCAGGTCGGTCGAGGCGGGGGCGGTGAGGGTCGCCGAGATCGGCGTCGTAAGCGTGGGCGAAGTCCCGAACACCAGCGCGCCCGTGCCCGTTTCATTCGTCACGGCGGCGAGGAGATTCGCCGAGCTAGGCGTTGCGAGGAACGTCGCCACGCCGGTGCCGAGACCGCTGACGCCGGTGGAGATCGGGAGTCCGGTGGCGTTGGTGAGCGTGCCGCTCGCTGGCGTTCCAAGAACCGGCGCGGTCATCGTCGGGCTCGTCAGCGTCTTGTTGGTCAGCGTGTCCGTGGTCGCGCGACCCACGAGCGTGTCGGTCGCGTCGGGCAATGTCACCACGCGGCCGGCAGTCGAGACGGCGTCAATCAAAGTCACCGCGCTTGCGACGCTAAACGAACTGCGAAAGCGGATTCCCTTGTTGAAATCCGTGCCGTCGCTGATCGTGAAAAGCCCGCTGCCCTTCGGCTGCAAATGCACGCCGATGTTCGCGCTCGCGCCCTCGGCAAGAATGTGAACCGGACTACCGACGCCGATTCCGTTTTTGATTTGGACGTAGTCCGTCGCACTCGCGATGTCGGTCAGCCGCAGGATGTCGTGACCTCCGCCGACAATGCCGACCGTGCCTGCCGCTGGCCGATAAACTCCGGTCGAAAGCTCGTTGATAAACGCAATCGAAGGAGCTGCCTCCGTGCCGTCCTCGAACGCCGCCAACGATCCACCCGCGGCCGCAATGGTGATCGAGCCAGGTCCGTTGGTGATCGTGATGTTTTCGCCGGCGGTCAGCGTCGCGCTCGTAAATCCCGAGCCGTTGCCGATGAGCAGTTGTCCGTTGCTCGGCACCGCAACGAGGTCAGTCAATGTCGTTGCGCCCCCGCCTCCGCCCCCGTTGCCGCGCGCTGCGCTCAGAGTCCAGTCGCCAGCCGTGCGGCTCGGGCGCTCGCGGTTGCCGTCGATGTTGCTCACGAAGCTGTCGCCGTTGATCGTGACGAGATCCAGCCGCTGATAGGTTTCATCGGGCAACCACCGGCCACGAGGATTCAGCCCGCGAGGCTCGGCAAACTCCTTGCGAAGTTGGTCGATTTCGCCAGCGCGCGGGAAGCGCGAGAGTTCGTCCGTGACGATTTCCTTCACCGCGTGCGTGAGCATTGACGCCGCGTCCTCGATGCGCGCCTCGGCCTTCGCCAACAGGTTCACGTTCTCCGCGCGCTCGGCCATGAGCACCGAATACTTTGCGGCGGTCGTGATTTCCAGAGCCTTCGCGAGTTCGTCAATCTTCGCGGTCAGCGCCACACTGGATTCTGCGTGCGCATCTTTCGCGCGAGCCGCGACGAACTGCTCGAGCTCCGAGCGAATCGCTGGCTCAATCTCTTCGAGGTTGCGCTCAATCTCCGACGAGAGGTGGTCGCGCAGTTGCGGCAGGGATTCGATCAGCTGCTTGAGCTCCGTTCGCTGAATGACAGCCAAGTCAATCAGGCTGTCGATTTGGGTCTGCGTGTTAATCATGTTAATTATTTCCCGATTTCGGCTTGCTCAGTTCGACGATGCTTTTGCTTTCAGTCACCAAGTCCTTGAGCGTATCGAGTCGCCCAAGCTGCTTTTTGCGGTAGGTCTGCACGGCATCGAGCCATTCCTCGGGAGATGCGGTTGACTCGGCTTCGGCGGAAAGCGCGCGGCGAATCTGAATTGGATTTGTCTCCAGTTGCTTCGACTGCTCCGCCTGCTTGTTCAGCCGCTCGACGATCGCCGTGGCCCACGAATAACCCTCATCACCGCCCCAGCCGTTCCACGCTTGCCAGCCCTTGCCCTGCTGGTCCCACGTCTCGCCTTGCTTGTCGGCTTCGTGCCGGTCGAAGAACGCTTTCATCCGCCGCACGGTGTCCTCCGACATCGGGCGCTTATTGATGAGATCCCGAGCCCGCGCGATGCCGACGCTGGTCATGCCGCGTTGCGAAATCGGCTTCTTTTCGCGGATGGCGAGCGCACGGCGCGCGTTGTCGGCCATTGCGTTCGTCGGGATGTAGCTGCCGTCCGCGAAGTTGATCGTGACGAGGTTGCTGTCCTCCTGCGCGCGAGCAAGTCGGATGCGGTGATGCATCGCCGAAGCTGATACTTTTGAAGGCTGCTTTGGTAGTGCACTAACTGATACGGCGACCTTGCGCGCTGATTCTTTCGCCATGCCCGCCGAAATCATCAGCGTCTCGGCGGCTTCCGACGTGAGATCGCCCGCGCGCAAATTCTCGAGGATCGAGAGCACCGCCGCAATCTGCGCGCCGTTGAGCGGTGCGAGTTCGGGCGATACGTCAGGGAAGGACTCGACGCCCGCAATCGCGGCCACGTCCGTCGATTCGCCGCCCGTCGCGGAAGTCGTGACGCTTGCCGCCTGCGCCTCTGCCGCGCTGACGCCCACCGCGTCGCCTGCTGCGGCTGCGGCCGCTGGCGTGCTTGGAAGCGAGTTCGTCGTGAGCCGAATCGCCGTCTCAGGCACGCCGTATTTCTCGGCGAGCTGCTTCACGTAGGCGGCTTCGATTGCGATCTGCTCCAATCGCGTGAAGGCGTCCGTGCCTTCCTCCGCTGCGATTTCTTGCAGCGACTTCGCGCCTTGCCGGTTCTCGTTCATGTTCGCGGCGCTCTCGCGGCCCACGTCGATCGAGAGCTTGGCGGGGAAACGCCACTCGCCCGCGGTCGCGCGGCGCAACGCGTGAACCATCGTCTCGCCGGCCAGAAGCGGAGGCGGCGGGATTTCCCCGCGCGCAATGGCGTCGAGAATCACGGCGTCCTTGATCGGGTCGAGAACCTTATCGGTGAGCACGCCCTGCTGGCGCGTAAAGACGCGATCGGCTGCGGCGAATTCTGCCCGAACGCTTGGGCCTTTGTAATCTTGGGTCGTGAACAAGACTGCCTCAGGGACCCCGACTCCTATGGCAATCTCCTTCATTAAATGTTGGACGAAACCGGTAAACGCCTGCGACGGACGCGACGGCATAACCTCCACGCGGTCGCTGTTCTGGAAGTAGCGAATCATGCCCACCTCGGTCAGCTCGTTCTTCTGCTGCTGTCCGTTCGGGAGCGAGAGCGCGGGATTCGGCTGGAACAGGTTGCGCGGATTCGCGACGCCACGGTCGTTAAAGATGAGCGCGGCCTGCTGCGAAGAGAACCGCACGCCCGCCTTCTCGGCTTGCAGGATGTCGTGGAGCATCCGCGCCGTCTGAATCGCTGCGTGGAAATCTGTGATTCCGCGATACTGGTCCACCCGAAAGGGGTCCATGTAATGACAAAACTGATTCGCGGGAATGTCCTCCGCGCCGAAATAAACGCCGTCACGACTCACGCGATAAATCCGATAAGCGACCGGCTGGCCAAAGTCATTCGTGATGATGCCTTGAAAGTAGTTGTTCGACGCGACCGCCGTGTCGTTCGGATTTCCGATGCGCGTCGCGGGCACGAGTTGAATCTTGAGCCCTTCGCCGCTGCGACGGATAACGAAGCCGCAATCACCATCGACCGGACGCTCCTCGGCGGCGAGCTGCACGAGCTTCTTGAAGCTGTGCCGGTTCGTCACGTCGCACGTCTTGCACCATGCGTGGAAATACTCGCTGATTGTCTGGTTGTAGTCGCGATCGCCGGTCGTCGGAGAATACTCGTTGGGCGTGAGATACGTCCCGAACTTGCGCGAAATTTCGCGAGCCTCTGGGAAATTCTGAGTCAAGTCCTGTGCTTCAAACATCATTACCACGCGATCGCGCTGGTTCTGCGATGACTCCGCTGGCTGCGCGTATTGCTTCGGAGCATACAAGCGATTCGTCCGCGCGGCGTTGTATTCGAAAAGCGACTTTGCTACGCGAGCCTCCAGCCGTTTGAGCGCCCATGTCGGCGCGATGTTTTCGAGCGCGCGGTCGAGCCACGGCTTTTGCGTGATCAGTTTTGACGCGTCGAAAATGTCGTTTTCCATGTTGTTCAGTTGCCGGTGAAGCTCACGAAGGTCGTATCGGTGGACGTGCCCGCCGCGTCCGTCAATGCGTCTTGCAAGTTCCCGAGCATATTGTTGAGCGCGTTGAGGTCCGCGCGGCTCACGCTCTTGCCGTTCAAGCTGTAACTCTGGTTAAGGAGCACGGCCTGAATGGCGTCAATTGTCTTGGTCTTGAGCGCCGTCAGGGTGGCGCTATCCAGTCCGAGAAATGGGTTGTCGAGCATACTTGTGCCCGAAACGTCAAACTGGCTCAGTCTTTCACCGGCGTGTAGCGGACGACGTTCGCAATCGTGGCCATGCAAAGCATCATCGCCGAGGTGTCGAGACCGTGATTCGGCGCGTTGCTCTTGACCTCGCGCCACTCCCAGACGCCGGTGCGGATTTCAACCTTCGACTCGCCCTTGAGGTGTTCGAGATAGAGCGGATTGACGTCGGCCGGCAGTAGCCATTTGAGATCGCCCTTGGCCTCGAGCGCGTTCGCCAAAAGGTCTTTGAAGTAATCCCCGCTCCAGTCGTAGTAATAGACGTCCCCGCCTCGGTAGTCGCTTGTGCGCGGCTCCGAGAATGGGAAGTTAATCAGCTTGTCGCTTGCGTCGTCCCGCATCGTCCACGTCTTCCGAGCGTGCCCGCGCATCCCTCTCCAACCGAAGTCCGCGCAGTCGCGGTCCACGTCAGCCGGTCGGTAACCGCGGTCCTGCGCCACGCACGCGTCTTGGACCTTGTAGCGGTGTTGCATCTGGCGAAGCTGGTCCCGCGTCTCGATGCGCCCGAAGTAAAGCTGCTTGTAGGTCGGCCCCGTCGCCGAGGAGAACGCGCCGATTTCCACCCACCAGTGGTCTTGCTGGCGGTCGATCGACATAAACCGGATCACCTCGCCGTCGATGCCTTCGCCGTTCGAGAACTGCGCGACAGTGTAGTCGGATTTTGTCACAAAGAGGTTCACCACCTTCTTCTCGACAATCCACGGCCGCGCCTCGCGCTTGGTCCGAAACTCGATCTTCATCTTATCGTCGCCCTGCCTGACGTGGTGATTGTCGGCCTCGCAGAACTCCTCGACGAGCAGCCGCATCGGCCGGCTTACGACTGCCTCGACGCGGAAGCTCTGGATCTCCGACGGCGCGGTCGGGTTCAACGGCACGAAGCGACCGGAGCGCTTCCATCCGTTGCGCGTGGTGTCGGTGTCGGGCGATTCGTGGCCGCAGTGCGGGCACCGGAACCGGCACGATGCGACCGCGCGCGGAACGTCCCACGTCTCGTCATCTCGCTTT